TATAGGAGCTTACCATGAGGGATTTTTTATTAGCTTTAAGCTTTACGGTATTGGGTTGTTGTATCACCGCTGGGGTTATCTGGTTAATTCCAGTATCTCCAACTACGATCAACAATACCAAGTCATTTTCGCTTTATAAAGCAGATCTCTCAGGCAAGTCTCCAATGGTACCGGTACGAGAAGTTGACGGATTCACACCGTCGCCTGTACATTTCGGTACAGGTCAGTGCTGCCGTTGGCCTTGTTACAGCCAACCCAGCCCAGTCTGCAGTTGCAGCTGGATGTGCTACCCCCGTGAGGTGGTAGTGTGACAACGGGATCTATCCTCATAGGCAACACTCAAACCCCTTTATATTTCAATAAGGGTTGGAATGGTGCCGATGGCGCAATAGACACTAAAACAATCCGTCTGATAAGACCTGGCTATACAAAAGTTCGTATGGTTAAGTCATCTTATAAGATTGGTCGTCGTGTTTATCCGCGTTGGGAAGTTGCAGAACGTATTATTGTTCCTGCAAAGTATTCCCGGGGACGTCGCATCAAGTCGGGTGAGCATGCTTACACGGTTGATGAGACAAAGATCAATAGATCGCAAGGAGTCGGACCAGTTGGTTGGTTGAGTGACTGGACAGGTGCAACATTTCCTGTTCCTATCTCTAACAACGGTATGGTTACTCTGGGTTCGCGTATGTCTCATTTAGCAAAAGGCCATGACTTTAACCTGTCTGTGGCCGGAGCTGAATTAGACAAGACGTACCAGATGACTGTATCTTGCGTTAACCGTTTCTCCAGGTCTATTGCGTCTCTGCGTAAAGGTAACATTGCAGATGCCGCACGTCACCTGGGTGTTGACCACCCGGGTCCTGGCCGAGTTAAACCACTTGATACCAAAGATGTTGCTGGTATGTGGTTGGAACTGCAGTTCGGATGGAAGCCTTTATTGCATGATGTGCATGATGCTGCGCAAGCTTTAGCGTATCATCACAATGCCCCTCGTCAATCAAAAGGTCGTGCTTCAGTAACAGAAAAACGGTCGTATTCTTACACGACTCCAGGTTCACAGAACAATTATTACGAGAGTAGAAGTACTCTCGGTTATAATGTTCTGTACATGGAGAAGTTGAGTACGGCCCGTAACATCGGTTTACTGGACCCTCTGTCCGCAGTATGGGAGCGTCTCCCTTTCTCATTCGTAGTCGATTGGTTTATTCCGATCGGCACTTACTTGGAGAATTTAAATATACTTCCCCACGTAAATGGTATCTATACCAAGACTGAGAAATACATTATAGACGAAGTAGCATTCGGTATAGGAGGTACAAATCTTGGCGGTAGTAATATCGGCAAGAGAGTATACTTTATCCGAACACCCAATGTTACGCTTTATCCCGTTCTGCCCAGGTTTCATCTACCTCACAGTGAAGCTAATACTGTGCGATTAGGTGATTCATTGGCTCTTCTGCGTCAGGCTGTCGAAGGCTTCAGCCACTCTGGAAATTATACCAGGTGGTGAAGAGTATCAAACATGTTAGAATTCTCTAATGTGTAACGAGAGAAATCTCACTTTGTAAGGACGACCCTATCATGGGAGCAATGACCAATCTGTTGGTTAAAGACGATGCAGCAACACCGATCGAGTTCACACTCGTGCCAGTAACGGACTCTCCAAACCCTGTTTGGAGAGCCGCCGTGGCGAACGTTCCATTAGCTGCCCAGGTACGATACACTGTATCTGAGGAGCCGATGAAGAATGGTTCAATCAAGTTGTCTGCAAAGCTGGAGGTACCCGTAATGGAGACTCTGGGTGCCAGTGGTACATCTGCAGGATATGTCGCCCCTCCTCGTGTTGCTTACGTCACTACGTGCATCTTTACGATGTTCGCAGACGGCCGCAGTACCACGCAGGATCGGGCTAATGCCTTGAAGATGGCCATAGGTTTGTTGCAAGGTGCCTCGTCAACCACTGCTACGGGCGTACTTAACCAAGCTTCGGCTGGTAGTGCGTTCGTAGCTAGTGCTTTGCCGATCACCAATGCAATGGTTGCAGCTGTGAAGCCAAACTAATCAATACGTTTGTCTTTGTCATAACGTGGAATTGTCCACAATCTACCAATAAAGGAGTAGTATTATGAACTGGAATGACAGCCGCAATATCCAAGAGACTCTAGTAATATTGGGTACCCTCTCGGGCGAATGCGCAAAACTAGGTGGTCCCGTTACTCAGCACTTGAATCAATTAGTGCAAAGTAGCCGTTACGCCGAATTGCTCGCATTTGTGATCGATTATTCGACCATAGAAACTAACGATGCAGTTTATTCCCGTCAGATCCAGGGTTTCTTCCAGAAATTGGAAGATTTAAACCTGGGGATTGACAAAGAGGTAGCTGCAGCAAATCGTTTCCTTGAATCCGAACGTAGTTGCTTAGAGGTGAATAGAACTTTAGTATATCATCGCCGGAAACCTGAAAAAAGGCCCGAGCGCGTGGACGTGGTATTACACTACGCTTCACGTAAAATTCATGATATATTAGATTCGAATCCGCCTGAACTAAGCGCTTTTCAGCCTACGTTCGGACCCGGAGCAAACACCAGCGTAAAAGGTGCTGTCGCTTGCCCTCGTGCCAAGTTATCAGCACCATTAGAGTGTAGCTGGAATACGCTTCCGTTAGCCTCCGAACTTCTTTCCGAAGTTCCGAGGTGGACATCCCTTCATTCGTGTTCCGAAACTGAAAAGTCTTGGATTACGGATTTACTGATGTCGCACGGTAAGCTGACTTTCGTCCCGAAGAATGCTAAGACTCATCGTAGTATAGTTATCGAACCCGTTCTGAATAGTTTCTTTCAGAAGGGTGTTGGTAGCTATATGAAAGACCGTCTTATGCGTTCTGGTGTAAATCTGTATGATCAAACCCTGAACCAAATCAAAGCCTGCCGTGGATCGTGCGATAATAGCTTAGCTACTATTGACCTATCCATGGCAAGTGATTGTCTGGCATCTGAGTTAGTCCACGAGCTTTTACCGCCCGCTTGGACAGATCTACTGATTTACCTGAAGACTGATTTCGTTTGGTTACCTGACTCTGTCACACCGTCCATGCGTGAGAAACATGGACTGAGTCAGGATACCTGGAATCCGTTAACAGACGAGCGCGTTACCGACCTGCTTAAGTTGGAGAAATTCTCCAGCATGGGCAATGGGTTTACCTTTGAACTCGAGAGTTTAATATTTTACTCTCTTGTTTATGGCACCTGTCGGTCAATGCACGTACCTGTAAAAGATATCAGTGTCTATGGGGACGATCTCATTGTTCCCAGAGCCGCAGTTAGCCGACTCATCGAAGTTCTGTCGTATTGTGGTTTTTCCGTTAATTCGGATAAATCATATAGCGATGGACCTTTTCGTGAGTCTTGCGGCGCTGATTATCTAAACGGTTTTGATATCCGTCCGTTTTATCAAAAGTCTCTGATAAGCGACCGGACCCTTTACTCCATGCATAATTGGTTTATACGCCATGGTGAGTATCAACTCGCCGCGGCTACTGAACTGTTCTGCAACCCTGATCTCATACTTAGAGGTCCC